AGTCCGGTTCAGACCAGACGCTCCGTAACGGTGTCATCGGCGAGTACCGCGGCTTCACCGTCGTGGAGACCCCGTCCGCTGCGATCGCGAACACCTCGAAGCCGGTCTTCATCGGCTACTGGGGTCGCGCGTTCGCGTTCGTCGAGCAGATCGTCAAGCAGCGCGCGAACGTTGCCCTGGACGCCTTCGGTGACCAGATCGACGGCCTGCACGTGTACGGCGCCAAGGCGCTCCGCGCCACGGCGATCCAGCACTACGTCTCGGCCTGACCCCAGGAGGTAATCGTGGTTGCGTTCACCAACTCTGACGCTGTCGCCGCTCGTCTGAACCGTACTTTTTCGAGTGCGGAGGATGAGTGGGTCACCACACTGTTGGTGGACGCTTCCGCGTACCTTCGGTCGGTTATCGGGCAGGACGTTTACCCGACGACTCAATCGACGTTCACGGCATGGCCGGATGCTGGGCGGGTTGATTTGCCTCAGTATCCGGTCGTGTCCGTGGACGCGGTTGAGCGGGATTCGGTTGCGGTGGATTACACGTACCGGCCTGGGTATTTGACGGTGTCGTGTGATGACCCGGTGGATGTGACGTTCACGTGGGGTGTTGCTACGGCGCCGCCTGTGCTGGTGTCGTTCTCTGCTGTTCTTGTGTCGCAGGCGATCCTTGCGGTTGAGACGGGTACGGGGCTCACGTTTGGCGGGTTGTCGTCGGTTGCGCTTGATGATTTCCGGGCTGCGTTCGCTGATGGTGGCACGGGGTCTGGGATGGTGCTTCCGGAGCCGCAGCAGGCGCTTATTCGCCGCCAGTTCGGCCGTGGTGATGTGACGGTGGTGGAGACCCGGTGAGCATCCTCGGCCTGGGCAGGAACTTCGCTGAGGTGCGCATGACTGACACGGTGCTTATCACCCGCGAAACGGAGCCGGTCTTCGATGAGGAGACAGGCACTTACACGCCAACCACGGTGACTGTCTACAACGGCCCGGCACGGCTGAAGCTCTCCTCGAGCGTCGTCGGGTCGGTGGACGCGCAGGGGCAGAACCTTGCAGCGCAGACTCCGCGTCTGGACCTTCCTGTCGCGACGTCGGGTGGTGTGCAGGTGAATGACTCGGCGGAGATCACGGCGTCTGTGAATGATCCGGCGAGTGTGGGGCTGCGGCTGAACATTGAGGGCGTGTTCTTCCAGACCGATGCGACCGCGCGTCGTTTCCCGGTGGAGGTGCAGACGTGACGACCTTTGACTACTCGGAGTTGAGCAAGCTCGTGGCGGATCTCGGTGAAATTCCGGCGAAGACACACGCAAACGTCCGGAAGGCCATTGAGGTGACCGCCCGTCACGTGAAGGACGACTGGCGCGACCCGCTTTCGCAGTCGGAGATGATTCCCCGCGGTGCATTCACCGTCAGTTACGACATCACGACGGACTCTGAAGGTGTCACGGCTGAGATCGGGCCGACTGTGCGTGGCAAGGGTTCGCACTGGCTTGGTGGTCTGATCGGAACGCTTGAGTACGGCACCCCGACGACGCCGCCCACGGGCTACGGCCACGCCGCGTTGCAGAAGAACGAGGACGACTTCGAGAAGGGTCTCGCTGAGGCCGTGGAGGACATCTTGTGAGCGCCACTGAAGGATTCGCTACCGGTGGAGTCATCCCCGGAAATGGCGGTTGGCAGCAGGTTCTCCCCTCCGATGGGTGTTATATCCCGATGGGCGATGCCCAGCGTCGCGGGTTGGAGATACTTCGCGAACTCGCCGCACGTGAGAAGAGGACAGAATGAGCGCCGCGGGTGACGCGGCTGTTCTCGCCCGTCTTCGCTCTGACTCGCAGCTCGCGAACGCGATCTATGAGGGCACGGTGACGAACCCTCCTGCACGTTACGCGTCCGTGTTTGCACCGCTGGGTGCTGACACGTCCGATCGTCTGGGTGGCCCGTCGAACGTCAATGACACGACGTACACGATCCACAGTGTCGCGACCACGGTTGAGCAGGCGAAGTGGGTTGGGCGTCGTGTCGTCGGGCTGCTGACGGACTACGTCATCCCCGGTGTCGGCCGGCTCACCCATCCCGTGTCTCTGCCGCCACGGCTGGACAAGGAAGCGAACCCGCCTCTCTGGTACCTCGTCGACCAGTTCGACCTGACCCACTCATAAGACTCCCTCTGTCTCCCAGAGGGCAACCCAAGGAAGAACCCCGGTTGTCGGGGAGAAGAAAGGACTGAACATGGTTGATGTTGCTGACGTTGTTCCCGCCGCGATTGATGTCAAGGGCAACCTTGTCATCTGGTGGGTCGACACGATCGCTGACCTCGAAGAGCCGACTGATGACGAGATCGGCGACGGAACGCGTATCACGCACTCGTTCACTCCGGGCGGGTTCGCGCTTGACGCGGACCAGGTTGTCGACACTGACGCACGCCTGGGCCTGACCGTTGACCTTGAGGCGCTGGGTATCCGTACCGACACGCTCGGGATGCTCGAGTACATGGACTCGGTCACCGCGTCGTCGGCGGCTGTTGTCCTCAAGCCGACGCCGCCTGCCACCTCGAAGTCTGGCTATTTCGTCATCCGCCCGAATGTGCCGAACGGGACGCTTGTCGCGGCGGCGCAGAAGGTGCGCACGGTTCCGGTGACGCTGGGTTCGCAGATCTTCCCGGTCACCCCTGATGGGAAGTTCCACATCAAGCAGCGCGCTTCGATCACTGGCCCCATCGTCGAGGGCGTCGTCGCGGCTGGCGTCTGATCCATCTCCTGACCCTGGGGTTCTCACCGTGCCCCAGGGTCAGGTTCCACCCTCCACGGTGAAGTAAACGGTGAACAGAATGAACTTCAAGGAACAGTTGGCCGCAGCTCGTGCCGCACGGCCATTCAAGGATGTTGTGGTTGTCCTCGACGGCGCCGTGTCTGCTGAGCGTGAGCGTCTGGAAAAGGAACTCGAAACGGCCGCTGCCGATCCCCGTCTCGGGGCCTTGTCGCCGGCTGACGAGATCCAGAAGCAACTGGACGAGCTCGAGGAACGGTCCGCCGATTCCCTCCTCACCATCCGTCTCACGCGCCTCCCCGGGCGTGACTGGTCGAACCTGACGTCGAAGTGCCCGGTGCGGCCCGACGTCCCGATTGACCGTCACTACGGGTACAACTACGACGCTGCGTGTGAAGCCGCCGCACGATACCGCGACACCTCAAACGTGGCGTACGGTGCACGGCTCGAGGACGGCGAACCCGTCGAAATCAGCGACGACGAGTGGGGTGACCTGTTCGACGTCCTGTCTGGTAGCGACATCGGCAAGATTCGTGATGCGGTGTGGTCGCTGAACGAGTATGAGCCTGAGCAGCGACTGAACGCACTGGTAAAAGGCTCCGGGGCAGCGTCGCGCTCCGTCAGCAAGTAGCTTTCGCCGCGCGCTCCGGGATCGCCCCACGGCGACTCTGGGGGTGGGAGCCACGAACGTTCTACGAATACGGCGACGACGGGCGCATGATCTCGTCGGTGCCGGAGCCCGAGTGGGACGAAGAACAAGTTGACCTTGTCATCGCGGAGCAACTGATCCGCAACCTCACCGGGCCAAACGGCGAGTGGATGCCGGATGCGACGAACGACGAACTGTCTGACCCGATGAACTACTCCGGTCAGCGCCCGGTCGCCAAGGGTCCGTTCGTCAATTGGTACGAGAAGGCGCGCCTTGACGAACAGGACGCCTACCGGAAGTCGCTGGGTGAGAACGCGAACATGAACGGCGTGTACTTCACCGTCGAGAAGTTCGAGTACTAGAACTCGTCGGCGTATTCGTCGCAGTACGCGACAGATGCGGCTCCTGCGACACGGCCTGCTTCGGCGGCTGTCATCCCGGTCTCTTTGGCGATGCGGATGAACTCGGAGAGCCCTGCCTCGAATCCGCGGTCCTCAAGGCAACGCCAGCAAGGGCGCCAAGTACGACCCAATTCAATAGCGAACAAGAACGAGGTTGAAGGGCATCCGAGAGGGTGCCCTTCTCTCGTAGACGGAGGTCAGCCGTGGCGGACAGAACGACCAAGGTCACCTTGATTGCGGCAGTCGGAAGCTATATCTCCGACATGCAGAAGGCCCAGGCCGCTACGGCAAAGGTTGGCACCGAAGCTGCCGAGACCGCAGCGAAGCTTGAGAAGCAGCACCAGGCCATGAGTGAGGTCGGGACCGGTATCGCGGCCATCGGTGCGGTGGCGGCGGTCGCCTTCGGTCTTGCCGTTGCCCGCTTCAGTGAATTTGACGCCGCGATGTCGAATGTGCAGGCGGCGACGCAGGAGTCTGCCGAGAACATGGGCCTGCTGCGTGAGGCGGCGCTTGAGGCTGGGGCTTCGACGGTGTTCTCTGCCACTGAGGCGGCGAACGCGATCGAGGAGCTCGGTAAGGCCGGTCTGTCGACTGAGCAGATTCTTGGTGGCGGTCTGGCGGGTGCGTTGGATCTTGCTGCGGCTGGTCAGCTTGAGGTTGCTGAGGCTGCGGGTATCGCTGCGATCGCGTTGAAACAGTTCAACCTTGAGGGTGAAGACATCCCCCATGTGGCTGATCTGCTGGCGGCTGGTGCGGGCAAGGCTGTCGGTGACGTGAAGGATCTCTCCGACGCGCTCGGTCAGGTGGGTCTGGTCGCGAACGGTGCGGGTCAGTCCATCGAGGACACGACTGGTGTGCTGGCGGCGTTCGCTGATGCGGGCCTTCTGGGTTCCGACGCGGGTACGTCGCTGAAGGCTGCGCTTATCGCGTTGCAGGCGCCCACTGACAAGGCCCGCGGCATCATGGAGGAGTACAACCTTTCCTTCTACGACACCAACGGTCAGATGCTCGCGTTCGACGAGATCGCCGGCCAGTTGGATGAGAACCTTGGTTCGCTGACTGACGAGACGCGCAACGCGGCTCTGGCTCAGATTTTCGGTAACGACGCGCTCCGTGTTGCGAACGTCCTGTACGACGAGGGTGCTGACGGCATCCGGAAGTACATCGACCAGACGAACGACTCGGGGTATGCGGCGAAGGTTGCCGCTGACCGGTTGAACAACCTGACCGGTGACGTGGAGAAGCTGGGCGGGGCGATCGACACTGCCCTCATCAAGTCGGGTTCTGGTGTCAACGACCTTCTCCGTGGGGTGACGCAGGGCGCGACGGGCATTGTCGACGCGATCGGCAGTATCCCGGAACCGGTGCTTGGTGTTGCCACGCAGATCACGGGGATTGTTGCGGCTGTTGGTCTTGTGGGTGGTGCGGCGCTGCTTGCGGTGCCGAAGATCGCGCAGTTCAAGCTGGCGCTGTCGACGCTGAACATTTCGGGTGCGTCCGCGGCTCGGGGTATCGGTCTGGCGACTGGTGCGCTGGCGCTTGCTGGTACTGCGTTCGCGATTTGGGCGCAGCGGCAGGGTGAGGCGACCGCGACGGCGGCGGAGTTTGAAGAGTCGCTGGATCAGACGACTGGTGCGGTCACGGACTACACGCGGGAACTGGTCGCGAAGAAGCTTGCTGAGGTGGGCGCTTTCGACGGCGCGAAGAACGCGGGCATCTCTCAGAAGGAACTCACTGACGCGATTCTTGAGGGCGGCGACGCTGTCGAGGATCTGCGACAGAAGCTCTACGACTACGCCAACGGGAACCCGTTCGACCCGTCGATTGCGAACTCCGTGAACACAGTCAACGCACTGTCTGACGGTCTCGAGCGTGCTGACAAGAACCTGGAGGACCAGGCTGCTGCTGCTGACGTGTCGGCGGATAAGACCACGGACGCGGCGACTGCGTATAAGGATGCTGCGGACAAGGCTGAGGAACTTCAGTCGAACCTGCGCGAGCTGATCGACACGATCAATGAGGCGAACGGGATCGGTCAGGACGCGGTCAGCACGAACGCCGCCTACCAGTCCGCTCTTGCTGGGATCAGTGATGAGGTGGACCGCCAGAAGGAAGCGTTCATCGACTTGCAGAAGAAGGCGTTCCTGGATGCCAACGGCACCCTGGAGGGTTTCGTTGGGACGCTGGACGGTTTCGTTCTCACTCTGGATGAGACGACTGAGGCCGGTTCGGCTAACGCGGCGATGCTCGCGGATGTTGCGAGTAAGGCGCAGGATGCCGCGCGCGCACAGTTCGAGGTTGATTCGGCGACGGTCGGTGCCGACGCGGCGACCGCCATCTACCTTGGCACGCTGGAGGCTCAGCGGCAGGCGTTCATCGACTCTGCGACTGAGGCGGGTTACAACGCCGACGAGGTGCAGATCCTTGCTGACAAGGTGTTCGCTCTGCCCGACGAGAAGCAGATCAAGTTTCTTGCTGACACGGCGACGGCGGCAACCACGATCGACGACTTTATGACCCGGTACGGGACGCTGAAGGGTTCGATTGTGTACCGGGCGACCCGTGAGGGTGCGGCTGGTGACGGTACCGCGGGTGGGTTCGCGGACGGTGGAGAAATCCCCGGGCGCCCGTCACGTAAAGACAACGTCCTCATCCACGCGGCTACTGGCGAGTTCGTTGTCAACACGGAGGCGGCTCAGCGGAACAAGGCGCTGCTGCATTACATCAACAGTGGTGGCCGTATCCGTGGGTATGCGGATGGTGGTGAGGTTCAGCCTCAGTACGCGGCTCCGATGCCTAGGTGGGGTTCCGGTGGGGGTGCCGTGTCAACTGTCGATGTCACGCAGATCATTCAGCCGGCGCCGGGGATGAGTGAGGAACAGATCGGCCGTATCGCTGCGGAGCGGATGGCGTTTGCGGCTAGGGGGAACGGATGAACGCGACTCTTGGTGGGCTGACGTTCGTTGGCGGTGAGGGTGCGGCGACGTACACGATCTTCCGTGACCGGGGTCTCACGGGCTGGTTTGAGGGTGCGGAGATGCGTCGTGAGATCATCGCCCGCCCGAATGGCAATGGCGACTTCCCCACTCCTGGTCACCTTGGGTCGCGGCTCATCACGCTCTCAGGTTTCATCCTGGCTACGGATGATCCGGAGGCGTTTGAGGTGGCGATGAAGGCGCTCGAGGATCTGCTTGCGGATGGCTCTATGGGCACGTTCTCGGTGGCTCAGGCGACGGGTACGTACACGGCCGAGGTTGGTCGGATCGGTTCGCCGGAAATCATCGTCGAGGTGTATGGGTCGCGGGCACGGTACCGGTTGCAGTTGTGGGCGCCTGATCCGACGAAGGAGCTGCTTCCGTGACGTGGTCCTTCAACATTTACAACACACAGTCGGGTGTGCATGAGTTCACGTTGCCTGAGCCGTCTGCGGGGGAGTGGAGTACGCGGCTGTCTGGTAAGGGCAGTGGCCGGCACACGTTCCCGTTGTTTGGGGCTGGTGTTTCGCGGGCGGATATTCGGGAGTTCACTACCGGCAATAAGTACACGATCGCTCAGGAGTGGGATGACCATGTCGTGTATGCGGGGGTTATTCAGCGCCCGTGGTACACGAAGAAGACGCGCACTCTTGAGGTTGCGAGTATGGAATTGCGTGGTGCGTACCTCAATGACCGCATGTTGTATGGCGTTGAGGATTATCGCCCTACCGATTCGGTTCTGACGCTCACTGGGAAGTCCCATTCGGGGGCGGCTCGGGCGATCATTAACCATTCGATCAGTATTTCGGCGGGGTGGGCGCTTCCCATTGACATTTCCGCTGATGGGTCTGGGGCGTTTTCTGCGGATTGGAAGCACAACGAGCGTTTGAAGGTTGAGGATCATCTTCGGCAGGTTGAGGATGATGGTTGCGAGATCTATTTGCGGCCTTATAAGGATGGTGCGGATCTGCGGTGGGAGACCATTGTTGGGTCGCCTGTTATCGAGATTGGCACTGCGACGGCGTTGGACCTTGATGGTGACGATAGTCCTGTCTTGGACCTGAGTGTGTACACCGATCATGTGAAGCAGATGACTGGTGTGTTGGCGTTTGGTAGGGGTGGGGTTGATGCGCCGTCTGCGTGGGCCAACAGTGGCGTTCATGTGATGAGTTTCCGTGATACGTGGCAGACGTTCAGTGATGTTACGGATGTGACGCGGTTGCAGGGGGCGGCGGATAAGACGATCGATTTTCTGCATAACCCTACTGAGGTGATGTCGTTCGGGTTGCACATTTACCCGGATGGGCCTGAGTTCACTGCGCCTGGGCGCCTGCTTGAAGTTACGTCTACGGGTGATGAGTACATTCTCGATGGCCCGTATACGAAGCGTGTTGTCGGGTTGCGTGGCGGGCTTGGTTTGACTGTGACTCCGGAGGTGCAGGATGCCGGCTGATGACCCGTCTGATCTGAATGCTGGGGACCGGACGCTGCGGAAGCGTGTTGAACGGTTGGAGGCTGGCACGGGTTCTGCTGGCGGTACGGATGGTTCGCATGAGGGTAGTGGTGGGTCTGCGTCTCTACAGATCGGTCAACTCAGCACCGCGTCGGCGAACCTTTCTGTCGCCCTCGGGTACGGGACAGACGCGACTGCCGTGGGTTCTGTGGCTGTCGGGGCTTCGGCTCAGTCGTGGGCGTTCGGGAGTGTGGCGTTGGGGCGCGGGTCGCTTGCGTCTCACGACAGTTCGATGGCTCTCGGTTACGACGCTAACGCGGTGCATAGTTCTAGCACGGCGGTTGGTACTGGGGCTGTGACGACCGCCGCGGATCAGGTGATGCTGGGTACTGCGGATCACACGGTTGTGGTGCCGGGGACGTTCTCGAACCCGTCCGCTCGGCGTCTGAAGACGAACATCGAGCCCGCGCCGGATCTGGTGTCGGTCTTCCCGGTCCTTTTCGAGTGGGAGTACATCGAGGGGAACGGTCGTCGGCGTATTGGTCCGATGGCTGATGACCTTGTCGGGACGGATGCTGAACGGTTCCTTGTCGTTGATGACGAGGGGGAGCCTGCGGGGATTGACACGCAGGGGATGCACACGGCGCAGATCGCCGTTCTCCTTGCACGCATTGAAGCTCTTGAAGAGGAACTAAGGGGTCGTAATGGCTGAAGTGTTCATCGATTCCACCCCTTACAACGTGTATGCGGGTGATGCGTGGTCGCAGTCGTTCGAGTTCGGGGAGTACACGGGTTACACGGCGGCGGTGTCTGCCGGGTACGCGGGCACGGTCCAGGAGTGGCTTGCGCTGGACCCCGCGAATGCTGACACGTGGGAACCGGATGACTTGTCGGGCTTGTCGTCGTGGAGCTCGCAGTGGCGTCCCGTCGCAGAGTCGGACGACTCTCTCGCCATCAGCCTCACTGTCGACGCGAGCGCTGCGGCGACTGGAGTCATCACACTCGGGGCGTCGGAGGCGCAGACGCGCGCGATGGGCGATTCTGGTGTGTTCGACATCCAGGCGGCGCTTCCCAGCGTGCGTACTCTCACCCGGGCTAAGACGAAGTGGCGACTGGATGTGACGCGATGACCGATGTTGTGCGGGTTCCTGTCGTTGAGACAGTCGTTGTCCGGGTGCCCACTGGTCAGCCTGGCACGCCGGGCGCGTCGGCGTTTGACGTTGCGGTGGCGAACGGGTTTGTAGGCACCGTCGAGGAGTGGCTCGAGGATCTTCAGGGTACCGATGGTGCTGATGGCGCCCCGGGCACTCCCGGCACAAACGGGACGAACGGGACCAACGGCACGGACGGCGCTGACGGGACGAACGGCACCGATGGTGCTGACGGGGATTCGGCGTATCAGGTCGCTGTCAACAATGGTTTCGTCGGGACTGAGGCCGCTTGGCTCGCATCCCTTCAGGGATCGGACGGTGCAGATGGGACGAATGGCACTAACGGCACTAACGGCACGAACGGTACCGACGGGGCAGATGGCGTAGGCGTACCCGCAGGTGGCACGACCGGTCAGGTGCTCGCGAAGAACTCTGGCACGGACTACGACGCGGAGTGGGTCGACGCAGCCGGTTCCGATCTGGCGATTGCGGACGGTTCCGCGATGAACCCGCACACCACGCAGGGTGCCACGCGTAACGCGTCACTTCCGAAGAACTTCTGGCAGTACACGGGCACCGAGGGTGTCGACGACCCGACGAACGCGGTCGATGGCGACGAATGGATTAGCGCCTGATGGCTATCGTCTACGCAACGAAAACGGGTGTCTGGTCTGACACGACGGTGTGGAGCACGGGGGTACTTCCGACGTCGGCTGACGACGTGTACGCGAACGCTTTCACCGTCAGCATCAACCAGGACATCAGCGTCAAGTCGCTCAAGAAGATCGCGAACGCCTCCCCCGTCATCGCAGTAGGTGGCACGTTCAACGTGACGGCATCAGCGACCATCACGATCGCTGATGGCATACAGGCTGGTGATAATGCGACGAACAGCTCGTCTGTCCTGAACATCACGTCCGGGACTCCCACCGTAGTAGTCAACGGCAACATTGCGGGCGGAAGCTCCACGAACCGCCGCGGGATAAACGTCTCAGTCTCGGCGACACTGACGATCAACGGGGATGTGACGGGCGGATCGCTCTCAGGAGCACACGGTATTGACTACGGCGGCGGCACCCCAGTTATCACCGTAAATGGAACTGTTACGGGCGGAAGTGCTAGCTCCGTTCTCGGCATCAACGGCGGAGGCGCGCAGGTAACTGTGAATGGCACACTCTCGGGAGGTAGCGGTTCCGCTGCTTACGGGGTGAGCATGGGCGGGGCGCTACGGCTGAACGCTGATCTGAGGTTCGGTGCGACGGGGGCTAGCCCGTTCAACTGCACGGGTTCCCGTCCGAGGCTCGTTCGTGGCGGGTCGGATTTGGCGTTCACTGCGCCGTCTGACGATGACTGGCCGGCCGCGACTGGCGCCGACATCTCGCTCACTGAGGGTGGTGGTGGGGATCCGGTGGACCCGAAACGGTTCCTCCGTGTCGCGGGTGCGTGGGTTCCGATCCAGTAGGTGTGTATCACCGGTTGACACGGTTCCCTCTTGCCCACTGTATCAATCAGTGACACAGTGAAGGGCATGACAATGACCACCACAACCACCCGGGTCTACCCGGTCGGCGCACTCCACCTCGACGACGACACCGAATGCACGTCACCCGACGTGTGCGGTCGCACCGTCTACTGGGTTGGCGGTGCCCCACTGCACGAGTTCCCTACACTGGGCGAGTGACAGTCCGGGGCACCGTTCCCGCGAAGCATCAGGCCGCGATTAGGCGTGCTGAGGCTGCGAAGGAACGTGCTGACCGGGCGTACCGGGATGCGATCGCCGCAGCCGCGAACGACGATGCGTCGATCCGTGAGCTCGCCGCGTTCACCGGGCTAGCACCGAACACCATCCGCAAGATCATCGACGGCAACTAACCCGCCCCGATCAACCACGAAAGCCTCCGCATGTCGGGGGCTTTTTTGCATGCCTGGAGGTACCAATGCCGAAGTACCCAAACGGGCAAATCCCAGAGCATGAACTCCACATCTTCAACCGGGGCCGCACAGTCCACCAGTTGAAGGGTGGTGGGACGCTCGTTGAGGACTGGTATCAGGGACTCACCCCGGGCACGTATGCGAAGCATGTCGCGCTGGTCGCCCGCGCCCTGAAGAACACGGGGAAGCGGCTTCAACTCTCGGCCGGGTTCTCCTGCTACCGGCCCCTCTACGGGCAGACCATCGCCCGCACCCTGTACGGGAACGGTGCCGCAACGGTCGGTACGTCGTCGCACGGCGGGTACTGGGAACGCCAAGACACCCTGGCGATGGATTACGGCAACTGGTCATACGTCTACAACGGCGACCGGGGCCGGTTCTACGCCGACTGTCGGGCGGTGGGGCTCACCCCGGGGATGATCTCGCGTGAACGCGGCTACCCCGACGAGCCCTGGCATGTCATCGACCTCGAACCGTGGCGGGCCGTCACCGCAGGAATCGGGGCGGTCCCATTCAGCCCGCCCGAGCCGGAACCCAACCCCCCCTACCTGGAGGACTTCATGATAACTGTCACCTGTCCGACCCTGCTGAACGGGTGGATCTTCCTCCTCGGTGTCGGGTACATCAAGAACGCACCAGGCGACCAGGGCCACAACTATGCGCACCTCACCACGGGGAAGGTTCACACCCTCACCAACGACGAGATGATCGCGGAGATGTGGAACCACGGGTTGCAGGAGTGTTTTCCGACGTCGGGGACCGCGGCGGAGTTGCAGGCGTTCCTTCATTCGCTGGGTGGTGGACGGTTCTATGTCGCGTCTTGGCTGCGCACCTCATCCCCTGCGGTCACTGTGAGCCTGTCTGATGACGACAAGGCACAGATCGCGGCGCGGGTCCGCGATGGTCTTTCGTTGCCGACACCGGAGCAGATCGCTCAGGCAGTGAACGACGACGCCGCCGATCGGATGCAGTCGTGACCGAGGGGGTAACGATCGCACTCATCTCCGTCATCGGCGGAGGGATGCTGACCGCGTTCATCGCATGGCTCACCCGCCTGTCCGGACGCCTGGGTCGCCTCGAGCGGCGCGACAAACTCTCCTGGCTGTACATCCGGTCACTCATCGACCACGCGTACAAGCACGCCCCTGGAGTCCCTTTGCCCGAGCCGCCTGACGGCTGGCTTGACGAAATCGAATGAGGAGGAATCGTGGAGAAGTTTCACGAGAACGTGTCGGCTTGGATCAAGTCGGCACAGAAGTACACGAAGTTCTGGGTTGCCGTGCTGGGTGGTGCACTCATCATCCTGTCGGGTGAACTGCCCATCGATGACGAGGTCTCCAAGTGGCTGAAGATCGGCCTCGCCGTCGCTACCGCGTTCAGCGTCTACCAGTTCCCGAACGCACCCACGGACGGCCCGGAGTGATCCGCACACCGTTCAAGGGGAACTCGATCCGCCTCGTCTTCGGGTTCCTGTTCTACTGGTTCTAACCACTCACGCCCCGCATCCCACCTTCACTGGTGGGGTGCGGGGCGTTTCTGCGTTGCGTCAGTACTGGAACGGGAGTGTCCGCCAGTACACGAGCCGAAAGTGTGAGCATGGGCCGGGGGAGTCACACGGGGTGTCGTCGTCCGCATGGTACGGGATGCCTGGGGGAGTGATCTCGGTGGCTGGTGTGATGGTGGGGCGACGTGTGTCCATAACCGTGGGAGGACGGTAAACGCTCCCCTGATACATCGAAGTGTGACTACGCGCGACCCTTAGTATCGGATGCGATAACCCTGGTGGCGGTTTAGTGGCTGTTTTCAGAAGCTACTTGGAACTCCCTGTGGCTACTCGCCCGCAGAATCAAGCGAAACGGTAGGGGGAAGTAGCGCCAGGTAACCGCGACTGCATACCAGACTGCTCAGCATTCGGGGGTTCGAATCCCTCACTCGCCACCAGGCCCACAGCCCCGGAAAATCAACGAAACCGCCCCGCCAGTCTCCGGACAGGCGGGGCGGTTTTCTGCGTTAGTGGCTATTTAGTGGCGGTTTTGCCACCCTCACCCTTTAGCCCTAGCCATGGTCAGCGGTGGCGAACAAGAGATCCACCCTTGAGCCCAGCGCCCTCATACGAGGTGACGCGCCCGCTGTACATCTCGTCGCGCCCGACGATGACGGCGTCAGGGTCGCCCTGAACCCCCCGAAGGCGGTACGCGGTGATGATGCCGAGGATGCGTGTTGTTGCGCCGAAATGACCATCCGGGATCGTGGAGTCCACCCATGTCACGGGTTCCACGTCCGAGTGCTTAATGATGTCAGCGAAGGTTGCCATTACTCACTCCTACCGGCGGCGTCGATGCACCGACACATGTGCGCCTCGGCGTCCTCGCCGTGAAGCGGGAACCCACACCGCCCGCACTCGATGATTTCAGGGTGCCTCGCGAGGAAGTTGGCCCAAAGCTTGCCGCTCATGACTCACTCCTATCGGCGGCGACTGGCCCCCACGCGCCGTGCTTCCGACGACGCACGATGTGGTCGTCCGGGTTCCAGAAGTCGGGGTCGTTGCCGTCGAGTGCCTTGACGCAAGCCTCGAGGGTGTCCGCCAGTTCCTCGTCCTGCGGCCCGAACGGCCACGCATGAAGACCCGCGCCATCCTTGATCGCGTACTCCCACTCGTCGGTGATCGGCCCCTGTCGGCGGTATCCGGCAGCGAGGATCGCATCGGCACCACGGAGGTGTGCGTCACGGTATGGCGATGCGTTGTAGGCGGACGCTAGGACGGTCGCCAGCGCCTCGCGCTCGTCATCGGTAGACTTATCCATGTTCGATCCCTTCATGATCGGACTCTTGCCCTCGGCCCGTCGCAATCGGGTCGGGGGCTTCTTCACTCACATTAACAGCCACCACAGACGGCGGAACCAGCAACCGTTGCACCGTCGCCGCCGACGCCGGACCACGCGACGCCTGCTCAACGTAATGCCGCAGATTCCCGAACCCCGTATGCCCAAGCTGGTCACGCGCAGCCTCAACACCCAGATCCTCGGCAAGCAGCGTCGCCACAGCCTTACGGAACGCCCCAGGAGTCACGGACGCGTAACCACTCCCCTCTAGAGCGGCCCTCCAGTCCCTGCGGAGGTTGTCAGGCCACCTCGGGGTTCCGGCCGCAGAGGGGAACACTAGATCCGAGTACGCACCTGCCGCACGTGCCACGAGCATCGGGACAACGAACACAGGCAGCTCGAGCTCACGCCGTGATTTGTCCGTCTTCAATGTTTCCTTCACGACCAGCTTCCCGTCGATGCTCCGCGCAACGGTCCCGTTGATCGTGACCGTGGGCGGCATCGAGTCGAAGTTGAAGTCAGACCACCGCAACGCCAGAACCTCGGACGTGCGGGCACCGGTTGCGGCATACATGTCCATCGTGTCCCGCAGGCTTCCGTTCCGCGGACGCTGGTACCTGTCGAACCCGGCATCCCACAGTTCCAGCAGGCCACGAATGGCGGCGATGTCGTCCGCACGCAACGCCTTCACCTTCGGCTTCGTTCGCGTCACCGCCTTAGTCTCCGGCACCGGGTTCTGGTCAACCGCACCCGCATACACGGCATGCGCCATCATGTGCTTCAACACGATCCGAACCGTCCGCGCCTGCCCAGGAGTCTTCTTCGCCACAGCCTGGATATAACGGTTCAGCTTTGCCGGGGTAGCCTCCCCAACACGAACACCCGCCAAACCCCGCAGAACCGCCTTCAACGCCTCCTGATAGGTCAGTTTCGTCCCGTCCGCCAAGTTCGTGTCGGCCAGCATCTCCACCTTCCACGCATCAGCCAACTGCTGAAGGGTGGAGTCGCGGGTGATGAGATCCCCGGCCGGCGCCAGACGATCCCGCAACGCTTCCTTGAGCGCGTTGACCGCGAGTGCCTTGGTCCGCCCCGTCCGCATCATCCGCCGCGTCTCACCGTCGCTGTCGCGGTAGTAAGCGCTGGCCGCTGGCTTCCCGTTGTGAGTGAACGTACGGATCGTCCCGTACGTCTCCAGGGGAAGCGGTGGCCTAGCCATGACGTGCTACCTCCTCCAGAACGGGACGGCCAGATAGCCAGTCACACGCTCGTCTGCATCCCTAACGCCCGACTCAACCAAACGTAGGTGCGTGTTGCACTTGGAGCACAGAAGCCCGCGCACGAAACTCCACCCCAACGAATGGTCGTGGTCAACCTCAAGTCGACGCTCCGACGTTCCGCAGAGCTCACACCGCTTGCCCGAGCGCTCCTCGAGCGCGTCAAAGTCCTCACAAGACATGCGGTAGACGCGGTGCTGACAGATGCGCGGGTTGCCTGCCGCGGTGAGTTGCCCCGCGACCGCTTGAGAGTGAGGAGCTGTCATCACTCGCCTCGTTTCCATCGGCTGATCGTGTTTGTCGAAAGCCCCGTCAAGGCTGCCAACTCCCGGACGGACGCCCCGTGCTGCGCGGCGGTGATGACAGACTCCCGGAGTTCGGCTTCCCACTCTCCACGCTTGCCTAGCGCCGTGAGAATCCGCGCCTGGTCGGCGTCGCTGACGATTCCTCGCTTCTGGGGCACACCCCCGACTGTAGCGTTCATCGCGACACGGAACCCATGAATGCGGACGTCGATCTCGGAATCGTTGCGATCATAGCTACAGGCTATACCCGAAACGTAGCGGGCCGCGCAACAACTTCGGTCTTCATTAACAGAAACCAAGGTGAAGTCGTACACCCTGGCTAGCGAGTTACCCAATCGTTATCGATTGTCCGCCTTAAGGGGGACAGGCGAGCGCTCTCCAGTGTCCCCGGCATGACCTAGCCTTCGCTTAATGGTCGGCAGGAACCCTCCCAGACGGGTTAATAAGCCCCCGCCGACCAGAGTCACACCGGGGTTGGGGGAACAACAAATTGAACGAACCACGCGCAAGCACTAGCGGACCCGACTCGGCAAACCCAGATACCGTCCCCCAGACCCCGGGACACATCATCTGCGGAGCCGGCGCCGCATGCGAGACGATCTGCCCAGTTATGGCGATGGGGCGCTCATGCCCCGGAATCTCGCGGCTCATCGAAGAGCTCGAAGCGCTCAGTCACCCTTGGTTGGCACCGACCGGGTCGCTCGTGCATTAGCGAAAAACTGTTCCGGGGTGACCCCGAGAAGAACGATGGCCCGCAGCAGGAAGTCGGCCGGCATCTCGCGTTCACCCCGGAAGTACCGCCCAACAGTGTTGTCGGGCTCACTCATGGCGTCAGAGAACTTCCCTCGAGTGCCGTACACGTCGAGAGCTTCCTTCTTTAGTTCGCGCACCACGTCAGCGGTGGTCAGAGGCGCGTCATCCACGGCGTCGATACTAGCCGTTCCGGTTGCGAGGAATGTGGCAGTGGAGGCCTTTTGGGTCTTATCCATGCCCTCTCAGAGACGCGGGATCCCCGTCTGATACATCGGTGTAGCCAAAAAGTTGTGTGACATGGCCGAAAAGGGTTGACGTGTTGCCATATGGGTGTCAGACTCGGACACATGGCAACCAACACACACCTCGCAGACGGCGAAGCAGCCGCGCGAGTCTTGCGGGTCCTCGAGACCGAGGGACGCAAGTTCTCTTGGTTGGCTGAGGCGTCTGGTATCGCACGGTCAACGCTGCGACACCAGCTCAAGGTCAAGCCTGAAGCGCTGACCGTTAAGAACTTCCTCCGTATCGCGGCAGCACTCGACCGGCCCGTTGAGGCCCTTATCGGGGAGCGTGCGGCATGAGCGGCCCCGTCCTCACGTCTAAAGCCGCTGCTGAGTACTGCGGTATGGCAGTGCAGACGCTGTACAACCTGATCAGTCAGGGTGCCGGCCCGAAGCATTACAAGCAGGGCAAGCGGAACGCGTTCTACACCGCGGACCTTGACGCTTGGAACCAGGCCCGCCTGATCCTCGTCGAAGTCAACGATGACTCTTCCGAGAGCGAGGCGGCGTGATGTTCCGTGCGTTGAATGCGATCGCTGGCGGGTTCCTGTTCTTCTTCGGTGCCGTCCTTGTGATGTTCGGTGTGGACGGGTGGGTGCCGCTCGGAATCGGCGCGGGACTGCTTGCCGTGGATTTGTTCATCGAGCACCGGCAGCACGAGACCGCACATGACCGGCCTCGGTTTGAGTCGGACGTTGACCACATGGGGGGTGTGTGATGTCTGATCGTGAGTTTGCGTTCGGTCAACTCCTCGCCACCCTGGGACCCGTGTCCGAGGTAGACACCGAGACTCTTCAGTCCGTCTTCAATGCTGGTTCCGACTGGGAGGCAGGACGATGAACATCATCCCGAAGGGTCGCCTCATCTGCGACCACTGCCACGTCATCCGCCGCGACGGGAAGGTGCTTCTCGTCCACCGGGGCGAAGGCAAGTGCTCCGCGAGGGAGGCAGGACGATGAAAGCTCGCACCCATCTGGCGCTCGGCACGTTGGTCTTCCTTGTGTTGATGCTCATCAGCACCGTCCAGGCAGCCGTCAATGGTGTCCAGCCCGGCATGGCGTTCTGGGCATTCCTGATCGTCACCAACGTGTACGGGGCAGCGTTCCAAGCGGTCTCCGCGATTACCGACTCCAAGGAGGCGGGACGATGAGCGTCTACGAGGCGAACCCGCGCATCTGGATGAACGTGACCCGTCCTGTTCCGGACATCCTCACAGAAGACCCGCCACTCCCCACGGACATCCCAGAGCTCGAGTGACCCGAGCTCGCTCCACCCGCTCGGCAGGCGCTCACAGATCGCTGCCTAGCACTATTCGTCGCGCTTGCGTGGCGGATCAACAACACATAGCTGTACTGCGGATTCCGATCCCCGCTCAGGGGCCGGTTAGGAGCCGTGCGGCGTCGAAATAGACCATCTGTTGACGGGCGTTCGCTGGTGAGATGCGGCGCTGTTGGGGTGGAGGTTTCTGTCGAAGGGAACCATCAATTTCTCAGGAGTCGCTGCGTGCGGCCCTGATACACGACTGGCCGGCATTCGTGTCGGAACCGGGGGCGCTTGGGTTAGGGCGTTCGTTGGCTGGGGGTTAGTCGTCCCGGAACCGTGCCGTACGGGTTAGGCGGTGGCGGGTGAATGGCATACATCGGGGTTCAAGTCCCCGACACCTACTGCGGAGGCGAGGCGGCACACGCGCCTCGGGAAGGTCCAGTGTCCTGGCGGAACGTATGCCGTCATCGCCACTGGCGAGTACCGAGGAGATTCCGGGGTTCGAGTCCCCGCTGCTTTTGAACCGATATCGAGAGGAGCCCGTCATGGGTGACATTGGCAAGCCGTTGAAGCACATCGAACTTGAGCCGGTAGAGGCTCCCGTCACGGCCCCGGTAGAGGCCCCTGTTGAGGAACCGGTGCCCGCATGAGTGGCGAAGAGTTCTCCGGTATCGGGTTCGCCGCTGGTGTTGTCCGCGGCACCCGGTCGTTTGACGTTGACAAGCTCGGGCGCCTGACGGGTGTGTCCTACAAGCAGGTGTGGACGCCGGGCGAGAACGAAGCTGTCTGTCGTAAGGATGAATCTGACGCGTGGGGCGGGCTGAACATCGCGTTGGGCAGCCGGATGAAGTTCTACCCCGATACCTCTCTTTACACATCGGCGATGGCCAGCGCCGCCGCAGTCGAATCGAAGCGTTCGTGGGTTGATGCCGTCCTCGGCACCTCCCCCCAGACCGCTCGTGCGGCTGAGGAAGCCGCAGCCCGCGTGAAGGCAGAGCGCGAGGAGAAAGAGAAGGCCGAAGCCGAGAAGGCCCGGCTCGAAGCGGAGCGGAAAGCGCGGGACACTCTCGCGGACTGCTCCCACGGGTTCTACGGGTACTACGACGGCTCGAACGACTACTACAAGCAGGGCTACGTGATGGGCGTCGTGGAGGGCTACGGGGAGACCGTGATCGGTACCCGCGGGTTCCGGTGCATGAAGGCGCGCATCGTCGCCATCCGCATCCCGAAGCACGTTCCGGATCGGTTGCGGGCGATGATCCTCCGCAACTATCCCGACGTGCCCGTGTTCGACACGTTCAAGGCGATGGTCGCGGAGTTCCCCGCTGACGATGCCGACGTGGGTGTGTCTCCGGATACTGACCCGGATTTCTGGACGCGCACCATCTAGGGCTTGTGGGGTTCGGGTCGGCCAGGGGGTACCGAACCCCACAACACACAAACGAAAGGGGAGGGCGATGCATTACGTCGTCTGCAACAAGCTTCTCGACGCCGAGACGAACGAGTACTGCGAGTTCGACGGTGACGTTGAGGTCACTCTCAACGACTTCGGCGGGTTCCGCTGGAAGTGCCCCGGATGCCGTTCGAAGCGGTACGGCCGTGAAGCCTCGTGACCGTTTGGCGTGGGTGAACGGTCGCCCCGGATGGATACGCCACGAACGCAACCACACCATCCGCCACGCCATCCTCTACGGGCTCACCGTAGCCCTCATAACCCACGCGGCCTTGACCGTGCTGTTCAGCCCCAGGAGGAACCGATGACTGACCTCAACATGCTCAAGGCGATCACCGCCGAGAAGAACCGCGGTACGTCCCTCCGCTGGGAAGCCGCCCACGCCGTCGACCGCGTCCTCAACATTCTCCGGGAACACCCTGAGGGGAACCAGATGTGGAAGCCGCTGTACGAGGCCCTGGCGGTCTCCTACGGGCTCATCGCGGACTGGGGCGACGAGAACCCGCCCGAGAACAACTTCCGATACTGCGGGCTCGGGCCGTGCTGCCTCGCGGGTGGACATGAGGGGCCGTGCAAGCAATGAACGCTGCTGATGCTGACGATGCACTCACCGAAGCCATCCGATACCGAGACGAAGCCGCCCGAATCCTTGAACACACCGAGTCACGGCTGTTCGTGGCAACCACGAACCGGGACTACGCGCAACGCCACTACGACGCGATGGACGCGATGGTTGCGCAGCGGGAACGGGTGTTGCGGGAGTTGACCATCGCAGACGACGGGGGATTCCACCCCACGGAGGACTCATGAGCATTCAGTACGACCTTCCTGACGCCTCTTACCACACGCGCCCCGAGCTCAGCAGCACCGGGGCGCGACTCCTGTTGCCCGAGTTCGGTGGGTCGCCGGCGAAGTTCAAGTACCGGCAAGGGCGCGAATACACGTCGGCCGCGTTCGACGTCGGCAAAGCAGTCCACGCTGCGGTCCTCGGGGTTGGTGCTGAAGCGGTCGCATACCCGGAAGATGTGCTCGCGTCGAACGGCGCCGCATCCACGAAAGCCGCGAAGGACTGGGCTGACGGTGTGCGGTTCGAGGGGAAGATCCCCATGAAAGCCGGCGACCTGCGACCCATCACCGGCATGGCTGAGGCCGTGTTGAAGCATCCGACGGCACGGGCACTGTTCGAGCTTCCCGGTCACAGGGAAGTGTCCGTGTTCAGTGAGGTTGACGGGGTAAAGGTTCGGGCACGGTTCGACGCGCTCACCGACGAAACCCCCAACGGTGTGTTCGGCATCGACCTGAAGACAACCGCGGATTCGGCATCGGGGGACGCGTTCACGAAGACGGTCGTGAAGTACGGGTACCACGTTCAGCAGGAGTTCTACAAGGACGCGTACCGACCCCACGGGGAGATCGAGTTCGTGTTCGTCGTCGTTGAGACCACGGCACCGTACCTCGTCGCCGTACACCGCCTCGGGGTCATGTACGAGGAGATGGGTAAGACGCTCGCCGACGTCGCCAGAAAGACGTACGCGGCCTGTGAAGCGGCCAACACGTGGCCCGGACACCCCGAAGACGTACAGACCCTCGAGCCTCCCGTGTGGGCGGCAATGGCACACGAAGAACGCTACGCACTCAGCTCAGAAATCAGGATCTGATGGACATTTCAGACACGCTCGCGCCCAAATCCGACCAGATGGACTACGTGGACCTGATCGCGGGTCCGAAGACGCTCACGATCACGGAAGTCAGGCGCGGACCTTCACCGGACCAGCCCGTCGAGATCGCGTTCGCCGAGTTCGAGCGGCCGTGGCGTCCAGCCAAGACTGTTCGCCGCGTCCTCGTCGCATGCTGGGGGCCGGACTCATCGGTCTACCCCGGGCGGCGCGTGACCGTATACGGCGACGCATCGGTGAAGTTCGGCGGGCAGGAGGTTGGCGGCATTCGACTGTCGCACGCCTCGCACATCGACGCACCCGTGAAGGTGTCGCTGATGATCTCCCGCGGCAAGAGCGCACCGTTCACCGTCCAGCCGCTCCCCACCGACACGGGCGGACTCGAGGCGGCGTTGGCCGACATCACCAACGCCGACTCCATCCCGACCCTCAAGGCGGCATGGGATCTCGCCGGCACACGCGGCATCCAGAACCACCCCGACGTCGTCGCCTTGAAGGAACGACGCAAGACCGAGCTCACCACCGAGGAGACGTGATGAACAGACCATTCGTTCGCCTCTGCCCCTGCGGATGCCGCATGTACGGAGTCTGGAAACAGAAGTGGTCCGACACCTGGGAACCGCAGCACGACCGCGACTACCCGCGTGAAGGGCTCATCCACTTCTACGCGTTCCTGTGGGAAGCGATGGACACCGCAGTGTACGAAGCATCCACCGAGGGTGCACGCCGACTCAAGGCTGCACTCGAGGCACACGCACCGAAGACCGCAGCAACGGTTCCGTCCTCGACGTGGCGGAAGTGGTGGATCTCGTGACTGTTCTTGACACACCCCGGGTAGACACGATCATCCTCGATGAAACCATCCTCGACGACGTCGCGGGATGTGACTTCTGCACCGAGCCCGCCGCATACCTCGCACGGATGCGGTGCTGCACGAAGCAAGCACTCGTGGGGGACACGTGCGTATCCCAGGCCCGATCCCGCCCCGTCCCACCGCTGGTCCAATGCGTGTACTGCAAGACGGCGCTCATGCCCACCGTCTACGACGACCTCGTGGAAGTCATACCGATATGAGTACACCGAAACCCGTACTCCGGGCACTCGAACAACGCGACGGGCACGTCTCCGCATGGACCGGGGAAGACGTGCCCGAACTCGTACCCCAACACCGTCAAGGCGGCATGGGCGGCAGGGCCAACAAACACCGCCTGTCGAACGTGGTGTGGCTGGAATCCATCATCAACGGCCTCATCGAATCCGACCCCGAATGGCAGGCAGAAGCGATCAGGCGGGGCATCAAGATCTCGTTGCACGCCGACCCGCGCATGGTGCCCGTGCAGCACGCGGTACACGGCGAAGTATGGCTGACCGATCAGGGAGAGGCGGTGCCGGTAG